AACACCTCTTCGACGATCATTATCCTTGAATCGAATCGAATCGAAGCATTGGTGTTCTTCGTGATGACTTCGGTCGCCGTCTCTTTTCTGGCAGGCGTCGCGCCCCTGACAATCGCGGGAACGCCTAGCGCATTCTCCATGTTGGAGCGGAGGATAGCTTCCTCCTGGTAGCTGGATTGCGTCACGTCGGGAGTCGGAATCGCCCATGCCTCATCCTGTCTATCCATTGGGATGATGGCTCCGGGACGCGATACGAGGTCCGCCGGTTCCAGGGTCGAACTCCGCATCACTCCCCACATGCGGTTCAGCACGAATGCCACGTTGTCCACCCTCTGGTTTCGCAGGGTGTTCAACTCAGCCTGGAGGTGTTCAATTACCTGCACTGCCGACATGCCGTAGAACTGTCCCGGAAGCGGGTCGAACGACTTGACCGCGAAGGGTTTCTTCCCGTGCCGCCAGTAGGGGTTTGGGCCGTCATAAGCGACGGTTTTCCTGTCAATCACGATAGCGTGCCGGTTGTCCTCCCAGTAGTGGAGCACTTCGTGGTACGCCAACCTGTCCGCATGTTCATCCCCGAAGTCGGGGTCGGAGGTCGGCTGCATGTAGCCGATTGAACTCATTCGCTCTGATTGCGCCGACATGATGTCGCCGGAGACGCCGCGAAGCTCCTCCCAGTCGATGTTGTAAACCTTCCCGCCGCCTGCGTTTTCGAGGACAGCAAGCTCCCTCTCGATGTCTGGTTTCGTCTTATAGACGCGGTGCCACACATACCGGCAAGAATCAATGTCGTGCCCCATCGGGTCGGGCCAGAAGTCGAAGTAGTCGATGTGAACGATCTCGTTGTCATCCCACACAATCGCGTCTTCGACAACCTCTTGGAACTGTCCGTCCACCAACTGCTCGACCGGAACCATTGTCACGCCTGCGCCGTCGGGACTGAGTTGCCGTTCAACCACGGTGCGCTTGACCTGCTTCCTGCGCCTGACCTTCCGTGTCTCATACCGCCAGCCAACGCCGAACACTGCGGCAGGGAAGTTCAGCAGTGAGGTTATCCAGTTGTACCACTTCACCTGAATACCGTTCTTCTCTAGCTGCTCGTCCAGCAATGCGGCGGCGAGTTTGGCTTTCTTCGCGTCCATCTCGATTGACTGCAAGTCTTGCGTGTTCTGCGGACGCGGTTTGAAGTCGATATACGGGCGCGTGCCGAAAAACGCCTTGTACAGCCTTGCCCTGAGAGTGTCGAGCATTTCATACGTTGCGGGAATGTGAAGGTTCGACCGCCCGGCCCTGTCCTCTCCTAGCTCTTCCACGTGCCCGACAAACAGCTTGTACCAGTCAAGCGCCTGTTCGTCATACTGCCTGCGGAAATCCTCGGACGCTTTGAAGAGGGACAACAGTTCGCTTAATCGCGCTTCCGGGTCGGCGTATTTCGGTTCATCCTCTTCTGCGCCATCGGGGGTGACGATGTATTCCTCTTCAGCCATCGGTTGCGGCAGCATAGGCATTCCTGGCATCCCCATGCCTGGTTGCCCCGTCATTGCCGCCATCAAACTAGGGTCAATTCCCAATCATCAGACACCCCCTTTCGTCTAGTATCCAGTCCATTTGTTGATAGGTCTGCTGGCCTGCTGCTGCCTGCGTCTGCGTCGATTCTTCTCCGCTTCGGATATAGGGGCAGAAGGGCGGGACATAAGGAAGTAGCGTAAGGCGTCAGCGCAGTGGTCTTCGCCATCGGAATCCACGTCTTCGGGATTCGACTTGTCCACCAGCAACGAAGGAATAGTGCGCCTTGAGTTGACGCACGCCTTGGTAAACAAAAGACGGGCCGTTGTCTGCCCGTCTGCGCCCTGATATGGTTTCAGCCATTCGTGCATCTTGCGCCAGCCGAGTTGTCGCGAGTTGTCTCCCGGTATCATCGGCACTCCGAGTTTCGCGAATGTCTCGATTGTGTCAATGCCTGTCGCGCTCTTCTTTTGTTTACAAGCCGGATCGCAGACCGTGTAGGCAATGACCTCATCCGAACCATCGGGCGCTTTGGAAAGTTCCTTGATCTTCTTGGCTTGCTCAGGGTCGGTCACTTGCGTTGGGTAGTATTCGCGGTAGACAATGGCCCTGCCATCGTTGTCAACCGCAATCCACAGACAGGCTGCGCGAGTTGCGTATCCTGAGTCATAGGCGCGATATATCTTCCACCCAGACGGCGGATACCAGTCCCTATCGAACGGGACGTGGATTCTCTCATCCCATTCCGAGAACGCGGCACCCTCGCCCACGGAGAATGCTTCTTCGGGCGTAGCGGGATACTCTGACCGGTATGCGTGAGGAAGCGCCTTCTTGGTGGCTTCATACCACCCGCTATCGCGTCTTGGGTCTGCATGCCACGGCACGAATATAGGGTGAAACCCGTTATCCCCTGTGACGGCTCCGTTCCACACTTCTTCATGGAAGGTGCCGCGCTTCGCCGTCGATAACCCAATAACCTTGCCGCCTGTCGGACGGTTGATGGTGGGGAACGCAGCAGTCCAGATGGCTTTCGCATATTCCTGCGCCGCCCACTCATCAAGGAGCAGGACCGATGCGGTGTATGAACGTGCGCTTTCAGGCCCGGCGGGATATGCCTGGAACCTCGAATCCTCGCCGTTGGGATGGTGAACCTTCACTTCCAGGGACGTGCTTTCCCACGTGACGCCTTTGTCGGATGGTTTGCCGTACGTGACCATCCACTGCGGCAGATGGCGCAGCATGAGCACAACCCTATCGACTAGTTCTTTTGCCTCCGACTCCGTGCGCGACACAGCCGCCGTTCGCAGGCCGGCGCGACACAGCATTCGCCACAAACAATAAGCCAGGCACAGCCATGTGAATCCTAGCTGCCTGGCTTTCAATATGACATTGAGTCGGTGCTCGTGTACTTCCTTCAGAACTCTCTCTTGCTCGGGCCACAAGGCGAATAGCATTGGTTCTCCCGTGTCTTCGTTGTGAATCTTCACAAACGCCTTGATAAACCCTGCGCAGTCTCGCCTTATTCCTGCCCATGCCTCCTGAATCATCTCAGTGTCGAGACTCAGAAGGCGCGGGTCATCTGTTTGTAGGGTCACGGCGACAAGGCTAGCCTCCTTCCATTGCTACGGCGAACATCATGCGACAGAAAGCGTGCTCCAGGTGGTCTTCCGATTTGTCGCCAGCCAGGTATGCGAATACGTGAATGAGCGCATGGTTCAGGTGACTGCGCGTGTCGATCTTGCGCCAGTTGCTCACACCGTACTTCGCTGCGCCTTTTCCGGCGATTGCGGCTAATTGGAACATGGCCGGCGCGTCTAGAAGGTCGAAACGATAGGGTGTTGTTGACTGTTTGCCGCCGTTCGCGTTGGTTTCTATTGGAGTGTCCGGACCGACGCCGGATATGTTAACCCCCGCCATCACAGAACCTCCGTTACAGCACGATCTTTGCTTCCTTCCTCTTCCCCGACAACTTCACAACGGTTGCGCCCTCCTCTTTCGGCGCATAGCCCCTTTCTCGCCCATAACTGCCCCACAGCATGTAGGAACCCGTGATTCCGGCGGCAATCCTGCGTTTTCGGAACTGCCCGCACGTCCAATCCGGCTCGAACGCCGCTAGTTTGGTGCCGGTTTTCGCATGGGCGTGGCCGACCACCACAACATCGGTGCCGTGCAGCCACTTCGGGATGCTTGACACGGCATTGAGCGCAGCGCCTTCGCTTCGCCCCGCTGCCCACCCGTGATGATAGAAAACGCCGTAGCAGAAGGGTTTTCCGTTGTTTTTGCGCTTCCCAAGCGTCACTCCGACCCAAATACCGCCGCGTTCATACGGAATCAGAGGCGCAATCCCTTTGAGTTCGAGGTTTGTTCGCATCACAAGTTGTTGAATCGGGTCAATTCCGGTCGCTTTGTCGCTTCGGATGGAGTGATTCGAGTTCGTAACGCCTAAAATGCGCCCCGCACGGCCCAAGGGTAGGAGGACCTCATTAAAAACCCACTCCTGCTCCGCTTCCGGCCCCATTTTCGTGCGATATGACGCTGATTTTGAGGTATGGAGGGCGTTTTCCAGCACGTCACCGCCGATGAAAGAGTAGAAATTGGGCGTTTCGAGGATGGTGTCGCGGGTTTCAATTAGTCCGTCGAGGTCGGAACACTCGTTGTCGGTATGCGCGTCATCCAAGAACGCGATTTGAGCGGTCAGAACCTCCGATCCGAGGTCGCGGCGGTTGAATGTCGGACAATCTATGGTGTATTCGGGGTCGTTTTGAGGACGTTTTCGCGCCATCTAACCACTCCCACGAGTTGTTTGTAATGGAGCTGCCGGCAGGAATTGCACCCACGACCTGCTGAGTACGAATCAGCCGCTCTGCTGACTGAGCTACGGCAGCATGGAGCCGGGAAGAGGATTCGAACCCCTGACGGGATGCTTACAAGGCACCCACTCTGCCAACTGAGTTATCCCGGCCAACTTCGACCAGCGTAGGGCGAGAACGGCTTCTCCCGCCCCGCCCAATGCTGGTGTCGCAGCCGCTCTTATTGTCAACGGGCATGGTATGTAGCGGCTCATCACCACCATGCCCTCCCGCCTGCGACGAGCGGGGAACTCACACGACTATGCAGGAAACGCGCCCGTATATCCTCGCATCTCGCGCGAGTGCGCGAGGCGCGACAACAGTGAATGAAGCGTCAAACCTGAATTCCCACGAGTTAACCCAACACGCTAACCCTAGCCGACGCGCCCTTGAATATACTTCGCCACCCCATACAACGCGCTCAACATATCGGACACCCACATCAACCTCTCGATGATTCCCAGGGGCGGAGGGGTATCGGTTGGGTTTTCTGCCGGCACCACCCCATCGCGCAGCAGCGTGTCAATAGACACGAGCGGGAGTTGAAGGTCAATCGCTCTTTGGACTAGCTTGTCGGTCACTTGCAGTAGGGTGGGCATCTCCTCTACGATTTGCGTCATAATCTCACCTCCTTTCGCGTGAACTGGTTCCGGGGGATGGACTCGAACCATCACTGCCGCAACATCGTAGACTCAAAGCCACTTCCTAATAGCATTGTCTGTAACGCCATAGATTCTGCTTGTGCCCACATAGCCCAGCCTCTCGATCTGCTCTAGCAGCACATTTTTGGGTGGTCGTTCTACGACCCGTGTTTGCTTCCTATAGCACGAGAGGCACATTCCGGTCTTGCCACATCCCGTGATGGGTGTGCCGCACTCTGAGCAGACAGACTGTTTGCGCTGCCGGTTACGCCCAGCAAATGTCCCCGTTTGGCTGTTGCAGTTGGGGCAGAGCAACCGCAGGTTCTCTGGCCTGTGGTCATCATTGACACCGTTAATGTGGTCAAGGATCAGCACCAGTGGCTCCCCGTTCCACTCCGGGTTCATGCCGCAGATGGCACACTTCTCGGCGAGAAAGCCTGTTTTGAGTATCCTCTTCTTTAGGTAATACCGACTGTACGGAGAATGCTCCACCATTATGTCTTCGAGCGGAGCAGCCGCTTCTCGTCTGTAGGCGTGCGTCATCTGACGATGCTTGATATGAGAGTCGTCCACCCCTTCAGCGGCAATCCTTGCGTGAAGTGTTTTTGGATTTCCCCCGCGATTCTTTAGTCCAAAATGGGCCAATATCTCCGTGTACGAAGACGATCCCTTGACCAATTCTCGAAACACGTCAGATGGCATTAGCCAGATAGGACTTGTTTTCTTCCTCTGTCTCGGCATACCATCTCTCCAATTCTCAAGCGGTTGGCTGGGGCGGGAGGATTCGAACCTCCGAATACAAGATCCAAAGTCCCGTGCCTTACCGCTTGGCTACGCCCCAATAACAACTCTTTCGTCACGAACCCCGCTAGGTCGGGGTTATCACGAATTACCTGCACGATTCTCGTGTGCTACCCTTACACCACCCCGGATCAGGTCATTGTTTGGTTCTTGGCCACCATCCGTTATCTTTCAGGAACCCATACAACGCGAACGCCAACCTCTCGGTCAACTGCTCCGCCGTCGTATGGATCTCAGTGTCGCCGCCGCCTGGGTAACCGGTGACGTACAACAGCGCATGAACCACTTCGTGTATGAATACCAGCTCTTTTTGCTGGTCGCTTAGACTAGACAGCACGCGAATAGTGCTTTCGCAGTGAACCGATTCGCCGATAAGGTCGCCGTCGGCGAGTTTGGGCGTCGTCTCTTCGACTTTGTAAGTCAGTGGGCCGATCTTCAGCTTCGACGGCAGTTCGGTCATTCCGCAACCACCCAATCTTCAGCAGTCAACGACTCCAACATCGGAACCCAATTGTAGGTGAGCATGTAGTCGGTTTCGCGACTGATTAGCAGTCGGCCGTCCGCCCCTTGACACACCCGCCTTTTCTCGCCAACCCAGTCGGGATGTAGGCGAGTGATGAAGACTGTGCCGTCTTTCAGCTTCGCGACCGCCTCGGAGAATGTCATGGTTACCGGGGTCGCATCCGGTTCCTTCTCGGCGAACAGGCGAGTTTCTAAGTGGCCGCAGTGACCAGGGCTCTGGCTGAGTTCTTTCCTGAGTTCAATGTCGGCATCGAAGAAACCCTCCTTCCAGTCGCCGCGATAGACCAAAAAATCGCAGTCGTGTTTCTGCTGGATTACCACGGCCCGGTACTTCCTGACTAGCCTCGTCTCGCCCATTACTCCGAGTCCTCCTCGCCGTCCTCCTCTTCCCCGACGAACACGCAGTCGCTATCAATAATGTCTAACACTTCGTCAACCGCCGCGTCTACCACTCGGTCAAAGAAGTCGCCAAGATTGAAAGGAGGGCGCTTGTTCATCGCCAGCACCACGCCGACAAATGCGCCAATCAGCGCACCAATGAACGTCCCAAACGCAATCATCAATGCCGCACCCAACACAGAAACCTCCTTCTACGCCGCCCACTCCGGCGTGAAAATATCCAACATCCGCTGCCACCAGCGGCTCAGAGTTGTTAGAACGGTCCTAAGAACTTTCATCGCCCTTCCCTTTCCCGCCCTCGATGACGGTCAATGTCGGCCCAATGATGGCCGCGATATGGGCGGCATACTCCTCCAAGTCATCGCAACGTTTCTCTAGGTCGCGCACGGCGTCGATAAGGGCGTACATAGACCACTCGGTCTGAGTCTCTGCGGCGTCTTGACGCACCTTCTTGAGCTTTTCGTCGATAGGCATGTTACATATCCTCCTCTTTCGTATTAGTCAGCAACCACCTCAACCCCGGCATCGGGCGCAATTGCGATTGTCTCACGCACACTCGTTCGCCATAACCGAAGTCTCTAACAGTCGCCCTTTCGCGGAATTCTTCTCTCTCAATCCAACCGACAACCTTCAGTTTCTCGCGATGCGGAACCACCAGCACACCAATGTCGGCGGCGAAGTCTGTGAGAGAGTTGAAATACAGGTCGCCGTTCGCATAAGTGTTAAACTTCACCTGAATCGTCTTGCCGCCGACCGCGAGGTCAACGCCGCCGTCGCCCATGCGCTCAGCGCGGTCGATATGGGTCCCCAGGAGACTGGCAACCGCTTTCTCCGCGATAACGCCGATGAAGTTGATCTCCAAGTCATCGCGGTTACGGTCAACCTTCCGACTAGGAACAACACCGATCTTGCCGTTGTTGCGAACTCTAGCGACCCGGAGGGCGTCGAGGTAGTCGGAAAGGGTGGGATTGTAGATGCAGCTGGACGAGTCCACTGTTTCGACCTCCGTTGCCGTTGTCTCCAAGCGTTACTTCTAAGTAACACCATATCACAATGCTAATACTCGCGCAACAGGGCGTGAGCTGGGGATACGCCGAATCTCGAATCTTGGGCATCTGGGGCGCAGTGTGTATTCATGCGGTAATTGCATATATTCAACCGTTTTACAATTAATGCGCCGAGACGTGCAACCCGCATTCTACGTGCCGATATTCGTCCTAATGGGTCTAGTCGACTCCAGGACGCGCGTTTCCCCCTCCACCCACACAATCTATCCACCCACACCCCCGCCTCGCGTCCTGGGGCATCCTGGACGTTCTGAGGGGCATCCTGTGGGGTTGGCCTACCCCTGTTTCCCGATGTTTCCGAGTGACGCTACAAAGCATCACCCCGACGCGCCCGTGTACAGGACCGCGCATGACCCACGAGAGCAGCGAGTTCACCCCAGCAAGACGCA